TCGGGGGGCCCGTGGAACAGCACCTCGTCGTGCACGACCGCCCGCTGCTCGATCCCAGCCGCCCGCACCCTAGGGTTGAACCTCGGGCTGGTGGCCACCAGCCGCTCCTTGGTGATGTCGGCCGCGGTCGACTGGGCGATCCGGTTGAAGGCCTTCCAGCTCAGCTTCGCGGGGAGCCTCAGGTGCCGCCCGTAGGCGTTGTACACGTACCCTCTCCTCTCTAGGGCCCTCTGGGCCTGCCTGGAGGTCCTCTTGAGCCCTGGGAGCCTTCTGTGGTACAGCTCGTAGACCTCCCGTCCCCTGGCCCGGCAGTGGGCCCTGAACCTAGCCGACCTGTCGTTCGGCTGGCACAAGCCCCCCTCTATCTCCGCCGAGACTATCGCGTCGACGTCGGCCATCAGCTCCATGTTTGCGGACAGCATCTGCACGATCTTGTCCCGCCCCCCACCGTAGCCAATCGCGAAGTTGATGTTCTTGGCCGGGCCGCGCGGGATGCCGCACATCTTCGCGACCCACACGTGGAAGTCAGTGCACGGGTCGGCCGCGTAGGCGGCGATCGCCTCCGGGTCCTCGATGTAGTGCACTATCACGCGGAACTCCACCTGCGCGTAGTCGTACGACGCGAACCACGCCCCGTGGTCCGGCACGATCAGCGCCTTGGCCTCCTTGCTCAGCTGCTGCATGTTCGGCCTCCTGCACGACATGCGGCCGCTCTTGACGCTCTGGTTGTAGTCGGGGTGGAGCAGCCCGTCGACCTGCAGCTCTTGGTACGGCCGCACGAACAGCCCGAGCAGCGTCGTGAGCTTCCTGTGGGCGAGCATCGCCCGTATCACTCCGGTCAGCCTCTGGTCGTCGTGCACGTCCGGGTGCTGCAGGTACTGTTTCAACGTGTCGGCGTCGAACGACGGGTCTCCCCCATCCGTACGACCCAGCACCGGCAGCCCCTCAGACGAGCACAGCACGTGGAAGCAATCGTCGTTCGACGCCGGGTTCACTATCCCCCCGACCGCCTCATTGAGCCGCTCCTCTATTCGGCACATCTTCCCGAGGGCGACCGCCTCGGCGACTTTCAGCGCGCGCGGGTCGACGCGCATGCCGGCCTTCTCCATGTCGTACAGCACCGACGTGAGCCTTATCTCCGTCTCCCACACGCCGGAGCACCGCGCCGGCATCTTCTCGGACATGCGGAAGAAGAGCTCTCGGTTCAGCAAGACGTCCTCGCAGCCGTACTCCCCGACGATGTCAGCTGGGACGTCTCCGAAGTTTACCGTCTTCGGGGACGAGTTGCGCAGCCACTCGTCCACCCTGTCTCTGCGCTTGCCGCGGCCGAGCCAAGCGTCTCCGAGCTCCCCGAGCCCGTAGCTGAACCGGTCTGAGTCGACCACCTTCGCCATGGTCAGGGTGTCCACGAGCCGGCCGCCGAACTCGCACCCGTCCGCCGCGGCCATGTGGGCGTCGAACTTGATGCTGTGGTTCACCCAGTCGCGATCAGCGCGCAGCAGGTCGCCCAGCCACTCCATGGCCGGGCCGAGCGGCAGGTTTCGCTTGTCGCCTGTGTGCCTGACAGGGACGTACCACGCCGGCCCGGAGTCGCCGCAGACGCAGACCCCGGCCGTCCTGTGCCCCTTCCACGGGTTGAGCGCCTTGACGGCCGGGTCAAACGACGTCGTCTCAAGGTCGAGGAACAGCCTCCGGCTCCGCGCCAGGTTCGGGAGCTCGCTCGGCCGCTCCACCATGAACGAAGAGTCGCTCAAGCGTATCATGCGTCACGTCCTCTGTCTTCACGCACGGCTTGCCGGCTCTGAGCAGGACGCCGACGCCGAAGTCGTTCTTGTACGGCTGGTCGTATATGACTGCCGTCACGGCCTGACAGTTTGCTATCGCGCACCCGCAGTGTATGCACGGGCTCCTTGTGCTGAACAGCACCAGCCCCTCCCCGACTAGTCCGCTTACCATGGCGTTAGTCTCTGCGTGCGCGCACCCGCACAGACCCTCCTCGCCCGAGCACGACCCGTTGTCGCATCCGCGCGGGGGGCCGTTATACCCTATTGCCACGACTCGCGAGAAGTCTTTAGGGAACACGACGCACCCCACCTTGTCGCGTCGGCACGCGCTGAGCCCTGCGAGCTCCCTAGCGAACCGTATGAACGTGCGCAGCTTCCGGTCCACGCGCGTGTAGTCTATGCCGTCGGCCACCATTTGTTTTCCTTTCCGTACCGCTCCGCGGTCGCGACTCTCGTTATATACGCCCCGAGGGCGTCGACCGCCGAGTCTATGTGGTCGTCGTCAGTAGGAAAGCCGTCTCCACAGTTGAGCACTACGTCGGCGAACGAGCCGGCGTTGTTCTCGCACAGAGCTCTGAAGCGCTCGTTGACCGCGACGATCTGATCCGCCGTGAAGAGTTGCGATCGCGCGCACCTTTCGTACCGTCTCCTGAGCGCGTCGTCACTGGCGGTAACGACGATCGTGAAACCTCCCATCAGCCTGAACCACGCGTCCGCCAGCCGCCACTCCCTGGCGCCCAGCTTGGACCCAGACCTGACGACCGGGCCGTACGCGAGCTCGCTGTGAAACCACCTGTCCTGCACCACGCGCGGATTCGTTCTCTGCACGTAGTCCGTCACGTAGTCCCACTCGCGCGGTAGCGCACCGAGGTGCGCGTAGGACCACGGTCGTCCTCCGCCGACCTTCCCCGTGTTGAGTCGCTCCAGCAGCGCTCGACACAGCGTCGTCTTTCCGACTAGGTCTGTCCCTTCGACAACAAGCATCTCAGACTCCTCTTCATGACCGGGTGCGACACGGACTCGACGTAGGCCACCGGTTGCTTGACCCACTTCGTCGCGCAGCACAGCGCGCAGTCCGCTAGTAAAGTACCACCCCCGAGGCAGCTGACGATCTCCCCGGGAGTAAGCTTAGCTCTCTGCGAGGAGCTCTCTCTCAGTGTCCGCTCGATGTTCACCGCAGTCTTGCGGGCGACGTCTAGCGGAAGCGCGGTCTTGGCCCACTCGTGCGGCGAAGCGAAGTCTATCTGCCTCCACGCCTCGAGCGCCGCCACCGCGTTCTTATTGTAGAGATGCAGGCTGCCCACGTTGTGGTAGTAGTGCCCGACGTCAGCCCCTAGCGAGTCGGCCAGCAGCCTCTGTATCGCCGTGAAGCAGAACATGTCGTAGGGGGTGCCGAGCCAGACGTCGTTTGAGCGCATCGTCGCGACGGCGTGGAGCGTCATGTCGCGAAGGATGAACTGTATCGATAGCGTGCACGGGATGTCCTTAGCGTTTGTCCCGAGGTCTCGGCTCTCGTCCCACGCCGTGACGACCGCCCGGCGACTCTCTGGGCTCGTTCGCAGCTCCTTGAGCGCCCGCTCGAGCTGGTTGTCGGCCGCGGACATGCGCCACCTGGCCCCGTACGCCCCGTGGGCGGTACCGTCAGACTCTGTGAAGTTGGCGTACTGCGGGGCGTACTGCCTGATCATGTGAGTGTTGGCCGTCCCGCTCAGGTACCACAGCAGCTCTGCCGCCGCGTATTGCGCGCTCGCCGCCCTCCGCTCGTTGGCCAGGAAGGTGTTCTCCCCGGCAGAGATGTGAAGGCTGGCCGCCAGCACCTCCGTGGTCGCCCCGGCTCTGCTCGCTACGAACCGCGTCCGCAGTCCTCCTCGCAGCGCCGACAGCGCGGCGTGCCACGTCTCGTCCACGTTGCTAGTGGTCAAGAGCTCAGTCATCTCTCGTCTCCTTGACCGGCGGCGCCCAGGCGCGCAGGTCTATCACCTTCTCCGTCTCCCCCTTCGTGTCCCTCTTCGACCCGTCCCTGTCGTATCCCACGTCGTCGCCTCCCCACCCGTCGCGCAGGCTCGTCTCCGCGCAGTCCGCGAGCCACCGCCCGACACACGGCACCACCCCCTTGCCTAGCTGGTGGACTGGCTTCATCCCGACGGGGAGCCTCGACCACCCCATCAGGCGCGCCAGCTCCCTGACTGTCAGCTTTCTATTTAGCGCCGGATGCACGAAGTTTTCGCTTCCGCTGCATATCACGGGGCACGGGGCGTCGTACCTGAGCCTCCGCATGTTCAGGATGCCGAAAGGGACTTCCGACACGCGAAAGTCCCGCCGCACTCCGTACTCGTCACTCGCGGCCCGCAGCCCGCTGGGGTCCCTCCGGCCGAGGTCGTTGAGGCTCTCGCCTTCCCGCAGCATCCAGACTACTTTGCCCTCGTCTGAGCGAAAGTGGTGGTGCGCGTCTGGGTCGTGGTCTCCCCCGGCGCACAAGTTGTCCGGCTTTGTTTGAAGCGCCTCCATCTGCTCTATGACGTCTCGCACCGTCGTCTGACGCGTCAAGCGGACCGGCTCCCAGACGTTGAAGGTGCGTACGCCCCTGTATGCCACGAAGAAGTACCGCGCCCTCCTCTGGGCGTTGCCGAACGTCCCTGCCGTGGTGAGCACGTGCGCTACCCTGTACCCGCGCGCGATCAAGTCGTCCGCGAATCTGCGCAACAGCGGCCGGCCGGCCGTGGTGTACGCCTGCTGCACGCTCTCCCACGCCATGATCGGGACCGCGATCTTCGCCCCGAACCTGCAGAACTCTACCGCGTCTTTGGTGGCGGTGGCGTTCGGCCCGCGCCCGCTGTCCCCGAACCCGGCCGTCGTGCACGAGAACCCGGAGCACCGCGGGTTGCCGGACATGAAGGACGCCCCGCGCCACAGATCCACGCACAGCCAGTCTCGCCAGTCGTCAGCCCTAAAGAACTCGCGCCCAGCTGCGCGAACCGTCTCCTCCCCGAGTCCGCACGTCTCTAGCTGGCCGTCCACGTCGAACACCTCGGCCACCCCGTCGGTGAACCCACCCGCGAACACGTGGCACCCGACGGCCTTGAGCGTCGTCATCGCTGCGCCTCCCTCGCCCTCTTGTGAAGCGCGATGACCCCCGCTATGGCCGGGGGAACGAAGTTTTGCCCCTTGCGCGAGAGCCTGACGTCGTCCGGTGCGCGGACGTCCTTCGTCATGTTCGACCAGTGCACCTCCGCGAACAGCTTCGCCACCGGCAGGTCGTACGCCACTCCAGCCCCTATCACCACGTAGAGCAGGTCTGCCAGCCCGTCCGCGAACTCCACTTCGTCTCCCTCCGCCATCGCCTCTAGCGTCTCCGCCAGCTCTTCGAGCATGAGGTGCGCGCGAATCAGCCGCGTCGTCTCCTTGTTCACCCCGACCATTCCTAGCGCCTGTCGAGAAAGGTCGGTCAGCATTCTCGCCGCGGTGGACAAGAACCTCGTCCCTTCTCGCATCTTCGCCGTCTCTGCCGGGTTCGGAAACGGCTCGCCCGTCGGGAAGTCATGCTTCCTGTGAAAGTCCCTGACCATTGCCTCCGCGTCTGTCATCGCCGTGCTCCTGTATGTACGCTTCTATAGTCGTCAGCGTCGCGTCTACGACGCCCCAATCTCTTGTCGCGCCCGCCTCTCGCAGCCCGTCCAGCATTATCTTCGCCATGTCTCGTATCGCGTCTCTGTTTCTGCGCAGCCAGTCCACGTCTTCGACGAACCCGCGCTGCGGCGCCGTCACCGCCACCCCGTGGCACGCATGCAGCATCGTCATCAGTATGTTGGAGAGCCCGCGTACCTCCCCGCGCATGTGCTCGATCCTCGCCCTCGCGCGCTCCAGGGCGGCGTTGTACCCTGCGAGGTACCCTGGGCTGTTCTCGTCGTATCTTTTAGTCATCAGAATCTCTCCACGTGGCCCGGCCTGTCTACGCCTTTCAAGGCGTCAGACGTCTCAAGCTCTTTCAGTAGTCTCGTGAACAGCGGCGTCTTTCTGTACGAGTTGCGCACGCGCGTCAGCGCGTGCTTGCGCACCAACGTAGACACGAGCTGAAGCGAATCGTCCTTCTCCCACCCGCACCAGTCGTTTATGTCCCGCAGCTCTATGTCTACTGTTGTGAGCATCTGCTGGATGAAGTCTCTCGGGTACGGGGTCTGCAGCACCGCGGTCCGTATGGTCTCTGGCTCTAGCAGCGCCGCCCTCCGCTTCCTTCCGCGCGAGTACTCGTCGAACCCCATGCCTGGAGAGGAGTACAGGCGCCGCAGCGTCTCCCCGACGAACTCTACGTGGCAGCGGCGGACACGAGCCGACCACCCGTCCCCGTGGCTGAACGTCCTGCAGGCCGCCGCCGCCGCCAGCCTGGCCACCTTGTACCTCGTCGAGCCGGAGTCGAGGAGCGGGATGGACTCGTCGAAGTCCCCGCACAGCTCCCCTGCGACCCGCAGCGCCTCTTCCGTCGCGTCGTCGTCGAACGACACCTGGTCTTCGGTCCTAGACCACGCCCACAGCACGAGCCTGTTGCTCAGCACGGCGGTGGCGTCGTGCCTCACCTCCGGCCGGTGCTTCCTGAGCCTGTTGAGTTCCGCCGGGTCTATCTCGTCTGCGGTCACCGCCATCGCGAGGTCGAACCGCCTGACGTCTTCTAGCCCCCCGACGAGGTGCTTTACCGCCTCCACCCCGAACGTGAACGACGCCATCGCGGCGTCGTCACGCGGGTTGCTAACCGCGACTATCCTTGTTCGCGCGTGCGCCCTCCGCTTCTCGATCTTTTCTATCCTGGCCACCCCGCTCGAGCGCATGTCGGTCATGCGCGATATGACCTCTGTCGACGCCCCCTTGAGCTCTTCGAGCACGACCAGCCCGGAGTCGTGGGCCGGTAGGGCCCCCCACGTGACGAACCACCTGGTTCCTATCTGCTGCAGGCCCCCGACCAGCCCGGCCACGCTGGCGTTCTTGCAGTCGACCACCGCCCCCAGCCCGTAGTGGTCGAGCATCTGCGCCGTGACGTCAGTCTTGCCCTGAGACGAGTCCCCTATGATCAGCACCTCCACCCAGCCCTTCACGCGCTTTCCGTCGAACCGCAGCACGAGCGGCGAGTGGTACGCCAGGTCCACCGCCATGTGCATGTCCGGCCGCCCGTATATCCGCGTCACGTTGGCCGACAGGTCGGCGTACAGCGCGTCTAGCCGCTCGCGTATAGACTCTGTCGTCCACCTGCCAGGCTGGAACGCGCGCAGCTCGCGCATCTCGTCGTCAGTCGGCCTGTACGTAGACAGGCTGTCCTCTATCGGAGAGGCCCTGCTCAGCAGCAAGACGGCGTGCTGGTCGCGCGGGTGCGGGAGCATGACCCCCTCGACCTCGTATGCCGCGTTGCTCTCCAGCCCGTGCCCCACGAACACGGCCGGCACTGCCGTCCTCTCCGTGGTTCTCTCCGTGACCTCGAGCCTGGGCCCCAGCCGGCAGTCCTCCATGTTCCGGTAGTCTAGCACTGTCAGCGAGGCCGACTTGCACCGAGGTATCCCCGCCGCCTTCTTGATCGCCTCCGGCATCGCCTTCACGGACGCGTTCACCATCTCCAGCAGCGCCGGCGACCGAGGCCCTATCGTCACCGCCGTCCCGCCGTCTCCGTCAGCCTGCATCGGGTATACTGGGCATGACCCGCACCCCTCTTGGCTTCTGTCGCACTCGCACCTCACCGTCAGCGGGACGGTGTACGGCGTCACGTCGAGAGCGGCCACCGTCGCGGTCGTCACCACGCGCCTGCCGGCGTGCTCCGCCTTGGTGACAGCCGAGAACGGCACGCGGACCGGCGGCGCATCGTCGTTCTCGGCCCTCCCCGCCGGCTCCCACTCGCTCGTCGCCGACAGCAGCTTGACGATGTCCTCCCCCGTCGCCCCCTCTCCGCCGATCCAGTCGTTGACGTCACCAGTAGGGTACAGCCCTCGGTCGAGAGGGAGCAGCACGTCGTGCACTGTCTTCGCCGCCCCCTTTACCAGCCTGCACAGCCGCTCTGACGCCGTCCTCCCCGCGTCGTCGACGTCCATCATGACCCACACGCTCTTGCCGCGGATGAGGTCGTTGAACCCGCGGCTCCACGACCCCTCCCCGCCCGTGGTGGAGACGGCCCCCCACCCCAGCCGGTTGATCGCGTCGGCGATGGCAACCGCCTTTATCTCTCCCCCGCACAGGACCACCCTGTCGTACTCCAGCTGGTCCAGCGGGTACAGCCTTATGGCCCCGCACCCGGGGGTGTTGCGCATCTTGTCCTGCGGCGGTGCCCCCGGGCTGTACCGGCGGACGTTCACGCACGCCCCAGACTCGTCGTACACCGGAATCGTGACGCGGCCGTCCTTGTACCCTATGCGTCTCTTCCGTATCGCTTCGTCGGTGACCCCCCTCTTCCTGAGCTCCTCCAGCAGCGGCCCGGCGGTCCACAGCGCCGCGTGGCACTTCTCTATGTGCTGAGAAGAGATCGTCCTGCGGCGCGACACCCCGTACCTGCTCTGCAGGTCGAACAGCACCGTCTTCCTGTCGGTGGCCAGCGCCCGAGCCACGAACGAAACGAAGTCCCCCTCCGCCGAGCACCCGGCGGCGTGGCACTTGAACTTCCGCGACTGCGCCCCTATCGAGCACGAGGCGTGCGAGTCGTCGTGGAACGGACACCTGCACTTGATCTGGTCGTCCTGCTGCAGCCTGAAGTCCCACTTCAGGCGCTCGAGCTCGGCGACCACCGATATCCGCTCTATGAGGGTGCTCCGCACTTGTCACGAGGGGGCTGCGGGGCGGCCCGCGGAGGGCCGCCCCTCGTGTCGTCGCGCGCCTAGAATTCTCCAGAGTCGGGCGGTTCGTCTTCCGCCGGGTCGTCGTACGACGCCTTAAGGCTCGACGACTCGTGCAGCCCCTTGAACGTCTCGTAGAGCTCCTTCATCTTCTGGTAGTCGTCTTTTGATACCCACGGCCGCTCCGAGTCGTTGGCGACGTCGATCCCCCACCAGTCGCCCTTCCCGGTGCCGGCGCGGTGGGCCACCGACGCGACGTAGTTGCAGCCGAACAGCGGGGCGGCTCGCAGCCTCGTGAGCGTGGCGAACTTCCGCCCATGGAAGTGCTCGGCCCGCTGGAACGACAAAGCCACGGGCTGAGCCCCCAGCGTCTGGTGGCCGTGTATCAGTATGATGTACGTGAGGTGCTCGACATGCCGCAGGACGTTGTCCCCGTTCTCGGGGTCGCTCTCTTCTCGCAGCGACGCCGACCTCGACTTGACCACTATCGGGTCGTTCGGGTCCATCGTCCTGTACGCGATCGCCGGCAGCGAGCCGCGCATTCGAATGTCGTTCCACGTGCACCACTCGGTATAGTAGAACAGCGGCGTGAACGTGAACGCCCTGTAGGAGTTCACGCTGGGCTGCCCTCTGTCTCCGCGCGGGCACTCGCACACCGGCTGGTTGAGCGGGGCCACGATGACGTCGCCTACCCCGAACTCCGCCAGGAGCTCAGTCGAGGCCTGCTTCTGAATGATCTTGATCCTCGGGACTACAACCTGCGCGGCCAGCTCCTCCGTCCCCAGCTTGCCGTCTTCCGCCATGTAGTCCGGCGGCTTGGTCTGGACGGCGGGGAGCTGCGGGTCTATTTTTTGGACTGCGTCTTGAGCCATGCTAGCACCTTTCTGGTCTTCTCGTTTACGAGTTTCCTCTTTTTCACTCCCGCTGTCTTTGTTTGCTCGTCGCCTCCTCTCTCTTCTGCGGCTGCCTCCAGCGCCGCCATGTTCATTCGAGTCGTTAGTCTGTACTCTGGGTACGTGTCGTCCGGGTCGATGCCGGCCGGTAGACTTCCGCCCTCTCGCAGCCTGGCGTTCATCTCGTCTGCGATCGACGGCCAGTGGAGCCGCACCATCGGGCTCTCCGGCAGCCCGAGCGACCTCAGAAGCGCGGAGTACTTCTCCGGCTCGCGCGTGCGGCTAGGGAGCCTCGGCACCATCCGCACGTCCGGAGTCGCCGTGGCGTACTCCCCGCGTATCGTGTCCGCGTCTTGCCGCTGGACGACTATCGCGCACGCCACTTTCTGCGCGAACTCCGACAGCTTAGTCGCCTCCTTGCGCAGGTCGTCGAGCAGCTCCGCCGCCTTCTTCCCGATACCGGCGACGTCGGCAAGGTCCGCCAGCCGCGGAGACTTCCGCACCGAGTCCCTAATGTCCCCCATCATCTTGTACGCCGTGATGTGCGTCCGCTTCACGCAGCCGTACAGGCTCACCGCGTCTTGCTCCGCCATGACTCTCTCCTATCTTGCACTCTACGTACTCTCCAGACGGGGCGTGAAACAGCAGCGTTCTCAGCGCCCCGTACCGCTCCACCATCGCCGCGGTGGCCACCGTGACTGGCGCGAGCGCCCCGCAGTTAACCAGTATGTCGGCTCTCGGGTCGTACCCGATCCTCGTCAGCTCGTCTAGCACGGCTCTGACGAAGTCGCGCACCTTGAACACCGACGGGCGGTCGACTCCGTTCTTGAGCAGCACCACCATCTCCCCTAGCCTCGTCGCGCTGTCCAAGTTGAACCCGCTCCGCGGCTCTTCTACGAAGATCACTCTCTGACTCATCACTCTACCTCCGGGGAGGAAGCCGCTATGCGGCTGATGATCTCGCGGAGGTTCTGCACCTCCTCCGCGCTCGTTCTCTTCTTGATCACCCTCACCCGTATCTCCTCGTCTATCGTGCCTGGCACGACGAAGTCCACCACGTTGACGCCGGCCCTCGTTCCCCTCCTGTGAGACCTATCCTCGCTTTGCGAGCGCTCGGTCATGCTCCAGTTCTGCGAGTAGTACCCTACCAGCGTGCAGTTCGTGTTTGGGCACAGGCGCTCGTCGTAGCCCCAGAGGTTGATTCCGACCCCTCCGGCGGCTGGGTTTCCTAAGAACACTCGGCAGTCCCTGTCCTTGTTGAAGGCGGCGACTGCCGCGTCTCTCGCGTCGTCTTTTATCTGGCCGTAGTACACCACGTTTCTGACCCCCTCTGCGGTCAGTCTCGACGACATTCGCTGGATGTCCCCCACGAACGTCGCCCACACGACCGCCTTCTCGTCGCTCGGCAACGCGGCTATCTTGGCCACCACGGCCTCTAGCTTGGGGTTCGGAGAGAACGCGGTTACCGTCCCGTCGTCGGCCTTCACGAACCCACTAGTTATCTGGGCGAGCCGCATCAGCTTAGTGAACACGTGGGTGGCGGTCACCACGCGCCCAGCGCTCTCCGCCGCCCGCATGTCTTCTTCGAGCTCGACTATGAGCGCTTTCCGCAGCCTGTCGTACACGCGCGCCTGCTGCTTGGTCATCGCGACCTCCTCCACGCAGTACGTCTTCTCTGGGAGGTCCGGGAGCGCCTGCTTCTTCGTCACCCGAAACGTCACTCTCGCCAGCCGCTCCTGCAGCACCGGCAGGTTCTTAGCCCCCACGTACTTCTCGATCCTCCTTCCGTCTCCCCCGACCTCGATGAACTTCCCGTAGAACGCCTTGAAGTTTTTGTACGACACGAACCCGCTTCCGCCCTCCCGCAAGAACTCTAGCTGCGTCCACAGGTCCATCACGCTGTTCGTCACCGGGGTGCCGGTCAGTATCAGCCGCCTGTCGGACCTGTCTCTCAGCCGCGTTATCGACTTCGACCGCTTGGCGGTCGGAGACTTTATCGCGTGCGACTCGTCGAGCACTGTCAGCCCCCAGCGCACGTTCTTGAACGCCTCCCAGCTCCTCCCTACTATCTCGTACGACGCGATGACCGCCGCCCACCGCCTGACGTCCCCGGACGACGCTCTGAACACGTCCGTGAGTCGCTTCATCCGCTCTATCGCGTCTCCGCGCATGATCGTGAGCTGTCCGGGCTGCGTGGCGAACTTCGCGAACTCCGCGGCCCAGTTGCTGCGCACGTTCTTCGGGCAGACCACCAGCACGGAGAACAGCTTCCCGTCCTCGGCCCGCGAGCTCAAGATGCTAGCGAGCGCCACCGCCACCGCGGACTTGCCGGTGCCCTGCTCCATAAACAGCCCGAACCCCTCCTCGTCCGCCGCTGCGGCCAGCGCCATTCTCTGGTAGTCGGCGAGCGGGTTGTCAGGGTGCCGCACGTACCCCTCGACGTCTCGCACCTCCTTGCGGGCGTTCCAAGCGTCTTGCAGCCGCACCCCCTCGGCCTGTCGTACCAGCAGCCCAAGCAGGTAGCTAAACGTCGTCCTCGCCGACTCTGTCGCGAACCGCGTCTGCTTCAGCGGCCACGACGCCGCCAGCACCACTGCAGTCGTGTCGGTCGCAGCTAGCGCCCACCTCTCATAGGCCGCCATGTGCTTACGCTCGGGCACGCGGCGCATCAGCTCTTTGCGCATCCCGTGCCTGAGTGCCATTTGCGAGTCGTACGCGCGGACCTCCCCGTTTCCGACCTCGAACGAAGCCACGAACCTCTTGCCCGTGTCGTCGAGACCTATCTTGAGGAAGTCGTCGCTTGGGGGCTTGATGGGCTTGATGAGCTCGGCGGTCGCCGGGCACGCCCTGGAGATGAATTCTGCGAGCAAAACTGTCTCCTGTCTACTGTCTTCTCTAGGTTATTATACCCCGAGTCGACTGCCGAAGCCAGTTTTTTCTTTCAGGACGTACAGCACGACCGTCCCTGCCTTTCGCGCGCCGGCGTTGGACACCCTCACGGAGTACTTCCCGTCTAGCGTCGACCTGTACTGCTTCAGTGACACCGCCATGTACGGGTAGACTGACTCGACGCTCGTCGACGACCTGTTCGCGAGCAGCCCCTGCAGTACGTCCTCGTCGTACCCCTCCATGACGAGCTCGACGTCGTAGTTGGCAGACGGGGCGGCGGCCTTTGAAGGCGAGGTCACTACTCTGTCTAGTATCCCGCGCGCTAGGATGCCGTCGACAGTCGCGTTCCCGTCCGCGTCAGAGTGCCAGTCCACGATCACTCGCGCGCACAGCTTTCTCGTGTCGTCGATCGAGAAGCAGCCGCACGCGTCAGGCTCCGGGTCGAACTCGACGTCCAGCGCCATCAGCTGGCACCTCAGGTACGTCGTCCCCGACGTGTACGACAGCAGCTGCACGTCCATATGGCGCACCTGAGCGACTGTGTACGGGAGCGACGTCGTAGGGTGCGTCTGAAGCATCAAGAACCCGTGCCTGTACTCGAGCGCCGTCGACCTCGGGTCCCAAGTCGGGGACGTCGCCTGCGCCGCTCCCCCCGCGTACACGATGAGCTGGAGCACATCGGTAGGAGCCGGCGTGGTGTTGTAGTACGCGGCGTCGAACACGCACTTCATGCTTATCAGCGGGTCGGCGACGACCTGCGCGACGGCGGGAAACTCTACTGACTGCCTGTACCCCCCCACCAACTGCAGGTCCATGTAGCCGGTCGCGGGCCACTCGTCGACGTCTTGCCAGTCTCCGTCCCACTCGTCGTACGCCCCAGGCCCGGTAGCGTACACGCGCTTAACCTGCCCGCGGCCAGGGTACTCAGAGTCGTCAAGCGAGACGTCGGCGAAGTATATGTCGTAGCCCCCTCCGCTCCACGCCACCCCGAGACCGAGCTGCACCTCCGCGTACGAAGACGTGGTGGTAGTAGCGGTGGACGTCGTCACCTCGATCGTTCCGTCTACCCTAAGCTCCAGCGTCTGGCTCCCCGCAGTCCCGGCCGTCGCGCGCAACTCCACCATGTGCCACTTGCCGTCTCCTACGTCGGTGCTCGAAGCCCCGATCAGGGCGCCAAAGTCATACAGCTGCAGCGTGCCGTCCGACTTGATCGTCACGAACGCGGCGTACAAGGTGGAGCTATACGGGACGCAAATCGGCTCCTCGACCGCCGGGAGCGACGCGACCTTCATGTACCATCGCGCGTACAGGTCCGTCTCTGACAGCTGCGCGGACTCGCCTTCACCGTTTACCCCTCCAATCGTCACGTACTCAAGAGATGCCGACACGTTGACCCGCGCCCCCTCACCTCCCCTCCGCCCGTACGCCGACCCGAACTCCGGAGAGCCCCCGGTCTCGAGGAACTCCCCCCAGCCTCCGGTGCGCCTGCTTGCGAAGCTCACGACGTTCAGCCTGGCCACTACTCGGTCCTCCCCGGCCACGATAGCTCGTCGCGGCAGTGCAAGTAGAACGTCCCAGAGTCGCCCGCCGTCTCGCACGTCACCCTAGCGTAGCACGGCCCGCACGCCACGAGCGGGGCGGACATGGCCTGGCCCATCGCTACGGCCGCAGGAGAGGAGAGCTCGTCGTTGTCGTCGATAGACGCGTCCTCGTGCATTACGGCCCCGTAGTCGTCGTATATCGCGACGCCGTGCTGGTCGGTCGCCCCCGAGAGGGTGGTCTTCTCGTGCACCACCCTCTCGATCACGGTGTCCAGGTCGCCGAGGTATGCGCTAGCCAGCCCGTCGGAGTCGGCGTACCAGCTCACCTCGATGACGGTGCCTCGCCGCCCAGAGTCGGCAGTCCCCAGCCGCGTCGCGGGCATCACAGGGTCTCCACCGTCAGGTCGCGACCCGGCTCCGTCACGATCGTCGGGGAGCCGATCACTTGGATCGTTCCGAGGGTGATCGTGAACGAGCCGTTGTTGACGTTGAATACCGCCCTCGGCCACAGCTTCAGCGACGTGCCGCCGATCGACTTAGGGCGCGAGTCCTCCGACGCATCGAACGTCCCGGCGAACACCTCGAGCGTCGGGATGTCAGAGTCGTCGCCGAGGTGCCTGAACGTCCCGCCGTCCATGTACAGCGACGTGATGTCTCCGCTCTCCGCCTCGTGCCGCCACTCTCCTCGCTTCACGTACCCCGCCGTCACCCCGGCCTTACACAGAAACGTCCCGCCGTCTACGATGACCGTAGAGAGAGTCGCCCCTGCCTCGACGATCGTCAGCAGGTCAGACGCGTTGACCCCGGCGTCAAGAGCCTGCATAAGAGTCGTTATTACGACCCCAGCCCCGAGTCTGATCCCGCGCCCCTGCTTGAGTATGACGTTAGTCGCCGCCCCGTCCGGCATGTAGAACGACATGGGGTTCGGGTTGGTGGACTGCAAGACGAGGTCGGTACACCCGTCCGGCTCGAAGTTAAACGAGCGGCAATTTCGCCCGTTGAAGTTGAGCCTGTCGATCGCGCCAGTCTTGAACGGGTTCGACGGCGTGCCCCACGTGCCGGCGAACTCCGGCCCCACCGTTACGTTGTCAAACGCCACGCCGCTCTTGTCGACATTAGTGACGACGTCCTTCGACCCCTTGAGTATCCTTATGTCGTCCCCAGCCACCGGCACTGTCGCGCCAGTCCAGTTGGATATGCTGTTGAAGTCTCCGCTCACGTCGAGCCACTCGCGTATCGCCATGGCTATCTCCCATACGAAAAACGTTCGTTCCAGTTTTCTTGCCTCTCGGCGCACGCCGAACAAGGTTCCACGCCGAGCGTCTTCGTCACCTTCGCGACGGTGTCGCCGAACCCGCGACTCGGCTTACACCACACTTGACGCAGATGCCGCAACAAGCGCCGCCACCAGACCAGCTTCCAGCCCCACTGCTTGCCGTGCGGGCAGGGCCACGAGCCCCCCTCGACGCCTAAGACCTTCGCGAACCGAGCGCGGAACGCGGCGCCTCTTTTAACGTCGCGACACAAGGCGCACAGCGCCTCGCAAGAACATTCCGGCCGCATGACTACACTCCCGTGACTACTGCGATGCTGTCGCCATAACAGAGACTAAGACCCGGTGGTATAGGTCCGTGGTGCGGACAGACATAGGACGAGACCGGTACACAGGGGTAACCTTCCTCGAGTTCTAGGATAAAAGTAGCCATTTCAGTTCCGTCTGACGCGCAATAGCTTACTCTTGCGTGGTTCCAATTATACGCGATTTCGACGTACCCGTATTCGAGGCCCGGGTACGTAGGGGTTTCTATCTCGCATTGTCCGTATTCATACGACACCACGCCTGTCGGGAACAGGCGGGACCGCCACTGACAATACGGAAGCCGCCGCTTGCAGATGTATGGGCCGCTTACGTCCGCAAAAGTAAGCCACCGTCCGTCAACGCCGCATGGTTTTATGCGTAGCGCGAGCGTCGCGCGCAAGCACTTCGGCGTTACCCCAGTACAATACGCCTCCAGACACGGGGTGGCGTAACCCGTGCAGCAGCACGGGTCGGCGTTTTCGTGCGCCAACGCCACGTTGCCGTCCGCGTCCAGCAAGACGTCCCCGTCAGGTCCCAGTATCACGTCCCCATCGAGCATGGTTACCCTGCCGGGTTACACCGGAAAGTGCCTAGTTTCTCGCCGTACGCCGCGATCAAGTGCCAAGTTCCCTCAAGCTTATACGCCTCGCCCATGCTCTCTGCAGGGGCCGCGATGTAGTTGCCGTCGTCAAGCGGCCGATACTCCGGACTGAGACTCGTAGCCAGCAGGTCTTCCTCTTCAAACGTCGTCGTAGCCCTCTTATAGGCGTCGTATGTCGGCTTGCCGCTCGGGCCCGGCGACACGGTACCCGGTCTGAGTCTTACCTGTACGACGTTTAGCGGGGCCGCGACCCCTGCGGGTCTTACCGGACTGTCATTAGATATCGCGACTCCGCCGGCACCGATAGACACTCGTATCCCGTTCGCGCCTCGCGTCTTCTGCAGCGCCCGCGCGAGCGCGAACAGGTTGTTGAACTCTGTCGGGTCGACCGTCATCGTCGACTCGGACACGTCAGACGGCAGCCTTCCTAGCGGGTCTCCCATCACGCCACCTGTAGCAAATAGTCAAGATTCTTGCGCTCGTAGATGCGAGACTTGCGCAGCTTTACGGGCACCCTAGAGCCTTCCTGCTTCTTGAACTCAAACCACGTGGCGTATTCCAGACTCACCCAGTCGCCGCCGACGTCGGCCGCGAACCCGGCCGGCACCTTAACTCTCCCCGCCCTGAACCTCCTGACTATGTCGTAGTCGTCCGCCTCCGGCCCCACCCAGCGCGCGTCCGACCCGATATACTGGCAGTAGCCGGGAGACAACCCGAAGAACGGGGCGCTGTTCACGCACATCCAGTACGGCTCGTCAAAGGACGGGTGGTACTTCGTCGGTACCGGCATGGCCACGTCGAACTGCACGTCAGCCACCATGACGTCCACCCCGATCGTCGCGTCCTCGTCCACTAAATTCCCGTCGTCCTCGTCGGTCGACGTCAGCTTTCGCGTCCCGATCAGGAGCCCGTCGAGGTCTACCTCCCACCGCTGCTGCGTCTGCCCGACGTTCCAGTTTACCCTCGGGTCCGTGACAAGTATCTCGGTCAGGCGCGGGTAGTCGTAAGTCACCACCACCCGAAAGTGCAGAGGGGCCTCTTCGACCGGCTCGATAACCCTGTTCGTGACCATCAGGAACGGGTTGAACGGGTGCTCCTGCCCGACCTCCGGCAACCCAGGTGTGCCCGGGATCGTGTCGATGCTAAGCGCGTTCTTGACAAGAAACGACCGCGTCCGCGTGTCGCTAGTGGCCGACTGGTCGATCCTGCGCCCGTGCGCGAGCTCTATCACCACCAACCCTGGCTCGTACCACGACACGACGTTCGGGTCGGCGCGCACGTCCGTCACCTTCTGCCAGTCTGGCATGGCGTTAGACGCCACGATATTTACAGGCGTCGCCTTCTTTACGCTCCAGCCGGGCATGTCACTTCCTCTTGAAGAGCCCTTGCCGCTTCTCCATGATCCGCGTCTGCCTCCTGAGCTCCTGCAGCAGGCTCTTGCGCTGCCTATAGGCCGCGTCCACGAGCCCCACCCCGGTCGCCGGGGCGAGTCGCCCTATACCAGAGATGGTCATTGGGGTCGTCGCTATCTGCGACACCGCGCTGATAGCCGACGACACGGCCGGCCCATTGACCAGGTTCTTAAACTCGGCGAACTTCGCGTTTAGCTGGTCCAAGACGCTCCCGAGGTCGGCGCGCTTGATTTGCCTATCTTTCACCTTGTCTTCGAACTTCTGCCACCTCTCCGCTAGGTCTTGCGCGAGCTGCTCGATCATGGCGTCAAACGTGTCGTCGTCCCACCTCAACTTTTCGGGTGGGGGCTCGGACCATATCTTCTTGAGGCGCTCTTCGGTCTCGCGGCCTATCCGCTCGAGGTTCTTCTGCGCGTCCTCCTGCGACTCGATGATCTTCTCTATGTGCTCCGCCCCGAGCTCGTGCATGGTGTCCTTCGACAGCACGCCGAGGTCCTCTAGTTGCGACTCGGCCCCCTGCGCCATCACGTGGTATATCTCTTGCAACTTAGCCCAGATGATCGTCCAGGCACTCTCGAAGTCGGACCCCAGCTGGGCCCACACGGACCTCATGCCTTTGAGCAGCCAGTCCCCCCAGCGCATCAGCCAGTCTCCTATCGTCCTGAACCCCTGCTCTATGACTATCCACAGCTCGGTGAGATATATGTCGATCGACGCGAAGTCCTTCCAAAAGTCGACCCACCACTTGTAGAGCGTCTCCCCCACCCCGCTCAGCTGCCCCCCGAACGACCCGAACGACGACAGCATCCCCTCCCACGCAGACACCACCGCGTCGTACAGCACTCGCGTCGCCGCTGCGAACGGGCGAACCACGGCGGTCCACGCCTTGACCGTGGCCTCTCCGAGCGTGACGAGCCAGTCAGAGAATACCGCCTTCAGCCTGGCGAGTCGCGAGCTCGTCGTCTCGAGACTCCGCCCAAACGCCTCCTGCGCCCGCCCTCCAGACTGAGTGACGTACCTGTAGTTGTCTTCGAGCTTCGTCTGGTTCTTGACGAGCGCCGCCAGGAACCTCCAGGTCATGAACGAGTTGGCCACCTTCGCGGTCTCGTCTGACCTCGCATTCGCCAGCTGCCGCACCACCCCCATGAGCCCCTCGCTCTGCAGCTTTGCCTTGCTGAGGTCCACCCCGAGCTTTAGCGTCCCCTTCCTGGCGGCCTCCCCCTTGAGGTGGAGCTCGCGCAAGACCCCCGCCAGCCCCTCCATCGCCTTCGGGAGCTCGAACCCAGACTGTGTAAGCGTGGCGAGAGCCGCCTGCACGTCGTTCACCCCGATGCCAAGCTGTGCCGCCCTCGGAGTGAGGGCTGCCATGGCCCTCGCGGTCCCCTCTAGCGACGCGTTAGTCTTGTTCGCCGTCGCCACCATGGAGTCCATCAGCCCGGCCGCGCTCTTCGCTTCCAGCCCGTACGCGAGCATCACCGGCACCACCCCGGCGGTCACTCTTTGGACGTCGGACAGCGTCCCGACGCTAGCCTTCGCGGTAGCGTTCAGCACGCCCATGGCTCCTTCGGCGTCGAGCCCCGCGTCTACTATGTTGGTCAGCGAGGCGGCGAGACTGTTCGCCGTCACCCCCGTCTCTCTCGACAGTTTGCGAACCCCCTCCGTCGACTTGCGCACCAGCGCGTCGTTGTCCTCCATCGCCACGCTCAGCCGGCGAATTTCGTCCTCGAACGACGCGCTGGCCTTGACCGCGGCGGTGAGCCCGGCCCCTATCCCGGCCCCGAACAGGAGCCCCCCAGCCCCCGACAACTGCCCGAGTGACGCCCCGATGCTGCGCGAGATGCCGGACAGCCCGCTTATGAGCCTCCCCTTGGCCGTGGCTAGCCCCTTGGTGAGCCCGCCCATCCTGGTGCCGATCTCGACGTACGCGTCCGCCAGCCTGAAGCTCATCGCATCGTCGCTCCTACGTACCTGTCAATGCGCGTGAGCAGCATCCCCATCTGCTTCAGCGACAGCCTCTTCGTCTCGACCCCTGGATAAAAGTGCGCCACGTCGGCGAAGACGCACCCCCAGTCTATGTCTGGCCAGCCTCCTCCTTCTCCTCCGTCTTCGCCCCTCCTGAGGTAGGGTCCGGGTCTGTGAGCCCTGAAGACGTCGACAAGGCGTCGAACACGTCGATCAGCTGCCTGATCGTCAGCATCTGCGAGAGCTGGCGCTTCTCGTCTGGGTGCGTCCTCGAGTAGCAGCGATTGAGCATCCACGCCATGGCGGTTGGGGTCTTTAGCTGCGACGTTGCCTGAGCCGCGTCTCCTCCCGCCACGGTCGACACGGCGAAGAACCTCGCCTTTGGGTCGTCACCGGCGATCTTGTCGAGGTTCTCCATGACGAGTCTCACCTGCTCGTCGTGCACCTCGCGCGTGAAGTCTACGAGGTCTTGAACGCGGATGAGGTCGAGCGGCACCTGCTCACCGTTTATCGGAACCTTGATCGGCGCGCTGAACGCGTGCTCAGCCGTTTTGCTAGTAGGCGCTATTCCGTCCATCATGCCCTCTGGTTTCTTCCTATGAGCATAAGCTTCCACGACGCGTTATAGTCTCCCGCCGCCTCTAACGACAGGTTATACGCGCCGGAGTTTATCGAGAACCCGTCGACCGGGGTGAGCATCCCGATCGCTCCGCCTTTCTTGATGAGTACCCTGTCGTCGGTCGTCATGAACACGCTCTCTACCGGGTTCGTCACCCCCGCCCGCAGCCATATGTCGTACCCGTCCTCTGTTGACGTGTTCTCGACGAATAGACCCACCAGCTCGTCAAGATCAATCGCGCCCCCGAAGTCGTCCTCTAAGACCCCATACAGCGACACCGTGGCTCGGTGCGTGCTCTCTCCGCACGTGCCTGTGGCGGCATACACCCGATCCGCCCACTGAGCGGTTCCGTCTCCCGTGAACGACGTCTTAAACGACAACAAGACGCTTTTCAAGACGTCTCCATACGTCGGGTCGAGCGGGCCGTACTTGCCCGCTACTCGAAACGACGCGTCTAACCCGAGTATCCTGTCGGCCATCACGCCACCGCGAAGTCAGATGAAGTACCGTCTCCGCTGAGAGCCCACTTATACGTAGCAACCTGGGCCCCGCTAGTGTTGACGCTCACGCTGACGCCGGTGATCAAGATGTCAGCGGTAAACGTCCGACCAGTGGTCATCGTAAAAGTCGCGGACCCGGCGTCTCCGACGTCATGCTGCGGACTCGTGTCGTCAACGTAACAGCTATACTGGCCGGTCGCGTTCTTAGGGCCCGCCAGCGCGATCCGATTTTCTGCCCCGAGAGGCATTATGTCCGCCGTCTCTAGCTCCCTGTCCAGCGACCACTCGTGCACGTTGTCAGTGTGCCCGGTGGCGAACGTCACGCTTCCGTCTTTTCCGTGTACTGCGGCCATGTTAGGCTCCTAGCTCGTGTCGATCATTATCTCGAAGTCGGTCGCAAGCTTCCACCACCTGTCGACGCGGACGTTGACCCACTCTTTGCGCATCACCGAGGCCTTCCCCACGTACCCGGGACACTCGACCTCCACGTCGGCCCCGTCCAGTATCGTCCACAGCAGCCCTCTCGCGAAGAACCCGCCAGATAAGTCGTCCTCCTGCACCACTATCTGCACTTGCACCCTCACGACCTCGAGCGTAGACGTCGGCCCCATAGTATGCTGCGGGCTGCCCCCTATCTGCCGGATGAACACGTACGGTTCGTCGCGCGCGTCATCATCAGACGACAAGTCCGGGCCTATTTCAGTGTACACCCTCTCGGCCATGCGCGTCCACACCGACTTCTTTTCGTCGTCGTCCCCTCCCACAGACCGCATTTCGTCGAGTATGTACTTTCGCAACGCGGGGTACAGCGCGTACAGCGCGTCCCCTCGCAGCTCGACCGGTCCTCTCATCCGAACACTCTCCCTAGCTCAAGCATCACCGCGTCGACCGCGGGTACCATCCATGGCCGCGCCTCCAGGTTGGTCTTCTCCGACCCGACCTCCAGGTACAGCCCGTATATGGCGTGCTCCGGGACTCCGATCCGCGCCGTCGTCGCCCCGGCCCCCGTCCCCGGGCTTAAGCTCGACGTCCCGTTGTCCAGCTCCCAGAGCACGGAGGAACGTAGGTTCCCAGTGTCCACAGCCGGAGGCTCTCCAGGGGCCGACGGGACATGGCGGGCGCCGCCACCCCCGGATGGTCGCCCCGTGAAGGACGTAACCATTTTTTGCTGGACCAGCAGGGCGATCAAGCGCAGCTTCTCGCCCGCGAGGTCGCCGACGGCGCTCTCTACTTGCCTGCCGTACCACGCTACTTTGACTCCGTCCTGCACTTGGTGACCTCTCCAGACGAGCACAAGTCGTGCACGTACGTCACGACATACGTCTTGCCGCCCGACACCAGCTCGTCTCCGGGCTCCACCCCCGAGGCGTCTGCCGTGTCGAAGAACACGTCGTGCGCCTCGACCACGCGCGACTGCTCCTCCCTGCGCTCGTCCGCGTGGTCAACAGGCATCAACCTGCACTCCACTCCCTCGTACAGGAGCTCGCGGCCCTTCTTGCTGACCCCAAGCTGGTCCTGCTTCGACGACGTGCGGTACACGCACATAGTCGCGTTATATGTTGAGCTCCAGTCACTCAACGACTATCATCTCCGCCTCGCCGCCGAGCCCCTCCTCATAGTCTGCTCGCCGCGCGTAAAAGTCCCTGAGGTCTTTTAGCGCGGCGAGCGAGGTGCTCCACGTGATGCTCAAGCCCTCTAGCGCCCTGTCCGCCACGTCCGCGGCGCCCTTCGCGCCGGACAGCTTCGCGAGTATCAGCGCGTCGATCTTGTCGACTATGTCCTGCGCCGTCGACATTCGCTGCTCCTACGTCGCGGTGAGCTTCAAGAAGAACGCGTCGTGACGCGCGAACACCCTGCTCTTGCGGCGAGCCCTGAACCCGGCCACGAGGTCAGACCTCTGGTCCGGCGGGAGCTCGACGACCTGAACAGGAAAGATCTCCTGCTCGACGAACTGCGACTTCGGGTCGCCGTAGTACCACGTGGTCGCGGACGAGAGGTACGGCGACGTCACCGGCCTCGGCATCCCGCCTACGTTCTCCAGCGCCTGCACGATGTTCGGTGTCACAGTGGTGAACTGCGTGTCGGTGCCGGCGGTGAACGCTGGAGTCGTCTCGAGCCGCGTGGCCCCGACGATGCGGAGCGCGGTCGCGGTGAGCGCCCGCGGGACCAGGAGCACGTTGCCCTCGATGTACACGGGCTCGTTCGCCTCGTCCTTCATCGCCCCGAACAGCGCTCCGGCCTCGTCGATGTCGGTCCAGTCCTGGAGGACGATGACGGCCGAGTTGACGTTCTTGTTGTACCACTCTGACCCCGCGGCAGCGGCCCTGTAGAGCGCGGTCCGCGTCGGAGACCCGGCGACGAGCGGGTAGTAGCAGTAGTACGTCGCGGAGAGGTCTTCAACCGCGTGGATGCCGTACGCCTCGCGGTCTCGACGCATCGCCTTCCCGATGTCTCGCGCCCTTCCGAGCACGGTCCCGGTCTGGTCGAAGAACACGGTCTCTTCGGTCAGCTGGATCATCGCCCCGCGCTTCGGCGGCTCGGGGCCCTCGGTCGCCCTGTCAAAGAACCCAGTCTCCGGGTACTGCTGCCCCTCCGGGACGTCGTTGATCCCTCCGAACGCCTGAAACCCGGAGAACCTCTCGGTGCGCGTCTTCGACCCCTGCTTCTCCACTAGCTGGTCGAGCACCATCGGGTGCTCGTCGAACGCGGCCTGCACCTTGGCCGCGATGACGTTACCGGTAACCACCGAGAACGCCGACGACTGCTGCGCCTCGATCAGCGGGGCCTGGTGGAACCCCCTCCGCGCCAGCGCCTTGTGCGTGGTCAGCGTGGTCTCGACTGGCCCGACGAAAGCCTCCCACAGCTCCCTGACCGAGAAGTCGTCGGGGCTCACCCTCTCGGCCGCGTCGTCAGTCCACAGCATGCGCACGAGCCGGCTCGCGACCTCCTCGTGCCCGTGGCTTTCGACTAGTTTCTTGAGTGCGACACCGTTCATCGTTCGTTCTCCTTTGGTTCGCTGCGCTCCTGCCGCGTGCCTACGCCACGAGCATCTGCGACATGTACTCGATGATGAGCGTCCCAGCTCCCCCGGTCGGGGTCGCGTCGGACGCGACGTCGAAGTCGTCGTCGTGCTCCAGCTCCAGCCGGTCCGGGTTGGTCGCCCCGACCATCTCCTGCCTGTGTACCGACCCGACCGCTTGGGCGTCCGCGACGGTCAGCGTGTCGTCGAGGTCGTCGGTCCCCTTAGTCAGCGTGAACGTCGCCGCCCCGGCGGTGAGCGTCATGACGACAAACTCGGCCGCCAAGATGCGCACGTACTCGTTGAAATTGTAGTCCACGAGGTGGCTCGTCGCGGCCGCGTATCCGGTCGCGTCGACGTGCACGCCGAACCGCTTCACGAGCGACCTGATCTGCTGGTGCAGCGCGTACCCGCTGAGTACGGCGCAGCGCACGGTCGTCACGGCGGAAGAGTAGTCTCTCACCGCGTACCCGATCGCGTCGTACGGGTGCAGCACCTTCTGCACCTTCTGCCCGTACAGGTAGTTTCCCGCCGCGTCCTTCTCGAACCCGACGAGGTCCCCGACCTTCGGGGTGAACGACGTGCAGGCCAGGTCTGCGATCGTGCACGGCTTGACCGCGAAAGTACGGTCGAACTTGTCGGTCGACAGCGCTTCGAAGTCGGCGATCCCGGCGAACCGCGCCGTCGCGTCTCTCCGAGCCGTCGCCTCGCTCGACCACGCGCCCACTAGCCCCGTGGCCCCTCCGACCGACTTGAGCGTCGTCCCGTTCCACCACGTGAAGTCGCCGGGGGTTATCACGGTCCCCGCGGTCACGTTGAACTCCCGCGGCGCGTCGAGCGGCAACTTGTGCGGGTAGGTCTTAGACATTTGCTTCTCCGTTTCTGCTCGCTCCCTCTCGGAGCGAAGCCTCTAGCTTATGACCGCCTCTCGCAGGTCGCCAGTCTTCAGGTCCGCGCCGTCCCCCTTCCCGCGGCTGATCGGGCCACCCCGCCGCCCCGCCGCCGAGTCCTTCGCCTCTTTGAGAAACGCGTCGAGGTCGTCCTCGTCGTCGAGAGCCTCGGCCGCCTTCAGCTGCACCTCGCTCAGCCTGACCCCAGACGCTACGATCTTGCGGAGGCGGCCCTCCACGGTCTTTGACTTCCCGCTCACCGCGGCGTCGTCATCCGCCTTCTTCTTGCCGGCCTTGAGCTGCGCCACCTCTTTCTCGAGCGCCGAGAGCTTCTCGTCTTTCGCCTTCGCGACGACAGCCTCCACGTCGGACACAAGGTCCTCTCGCAGCTTGCGGAGCTCGTCCAACGTAAGCGAGGCGATAACCTCGTCTCTGTTCACCTCGTTCTCCTTTTCTTCGAACAGCCCGCTCGTGGCGGCTGGGTCCGAAACTAGGTCTACCGACTCGCTGGCAGTGATGCGCGTCACCGTCTTGCCGCGCGTCTCTCCGTCAGCGACTATCGACAGCCCCGCGGCCGTCGGGTCTTTCGTAGCGAGGTCGCGCACCAGCGGCCAATGCGCCTCGACAACAACGTTGAGCCTGCGGGCGCGCACCTGGCCGCCCTCAGCCCGGTGGAGCCCAGAGAGGCGCCCCACGAAGTCCTGCACCTTGTGCGGCTCGCGCGAGCCGCGCGGCCTGTGGTTCAAAAACACTTTCGCACCCTCGAACACAGCCGCGGCCGACGACAGCGCGCCCTCGGAGTACGTCCGGCCGTTTCTCGACTTCGCCCCCAGCACCGCCACGTCGAGCAGCGCCCTCCCCTCCTCGTCCACCGTCCCCCCAAGGGCCGTCACCTCGCGTATCTTTTCCTCGCGCACCCCCTCGCTATCCCATGCCTTCTGCGCGGCGGCGCGTCTCTGCGCGGCGTCCGGAAACTCGCGCGTCATCGCCGGGTCCGCCATGAACCGGCGCACGAAGTCGTCCATGCTCTCGTTAGACCCCGGGGTCGGCGTCGGCATGCCTGATCTCCTCTACGGAAGCATCACTCTCGCCTCGTGCGCCGGGTTGGCGTCGCAGGCGTACCTCACCACTCGCCCTCGTATGCTGCGCGGGCGCATCTCTCCGTGCGCGTCGCACTTGACTCTCGGCACTTCGTCGGCTTCGCGCGCCGTCAGCCGCCTCCCGCCGCGCGCCAGCGTCTTCAGCAGCCCGGGAGGGACTCTCACCGGCCGCCACCCGCTCCTCTTCTCGGTCGAGACCTCCTCGAAGTAC